TTCGTATTGGCGTTGGTGTTCGCAGTATTAACCCCTGTCAGGTCCTGGTTGTACTGGGTGTTCGCGTTCGCGTTTGCCAAGTTTGTATTGGTCAATTGCTGGGCAAACAGGTTCGCAGCATTCGTGTTCGCCATGTTCGCACTTGTGAGGTTCTGGTTGTAGTTTGCAGTCGCGTTCGCGTTCGTGGTGTTGACATTGGCTTGCTGCTGGTTGAACAAGTTAGCTGCATTGGCGTTGCCGGTATTGACGGCTTCTTGACGCTGCGCGTAGTTGCTGTTCGCGTTCGCGTTGGTCATTTCGGCGCTGGCAAGGCCCGCACGAAGCCGAGCATCAGCCGCAGTGTTTTGCAGGTTCGCGTTCGTTTGGTTCTGGTTGAACAACGCTTGCTGGTTGGTGTTGTTCATCTGCTGGCTTGTCAGAGCCATATTGTAAGCATCCCGGACATTGCTGTTCGCGGAGTTGTTCACGGCTTGGGACTGAGCAAAATCTTGCGCCATTGAATCCCGCCCGAAATTTGCAGCCGCAAGGTTCGAGGCGTTGTTGGCGGTTTGGCCTGTTTGCGCGAAGGTTCCACGGCCCTGCGCTTGCGCGTATTGCTGCTGTTGCAAGAAGGCATCGAGGCTAGCCTGCCGTGATTCTTCAGCCCCGCCAGCGATAACAGACTGCATCAGCATATCGTTATGGGACTGGCTCAAGCGATTGAATTCGTTGTTGTAAGCATCCGAGCCGACCTCAATCCCGGAGTTTAAAAGCCTGGTGCGGAGTTGCTGCTCCTCGCGATCCATCTGAGGTTGTAGTCGGCTCATCAGGGCCTGCTCGACTCGTTGGCGGCTGGCATCGTTGACACCGCTGATACCTCGAACAGCCCCGAAGGTTGTGTCGACTGCTCCCTGGTTCGGGTTGAGCGATGAGGCACTTGCTCCGCTTTGCAGGTTCGTCAGAGCCCCCGCAGTTGGTGCATTGCCGAAGTTGCTTGTGGCGGTCGGCCCGGCATAGCCGCTGGCTGCAACACCATTCACATAGCCTGTAGCAGGTGCAGCGCCCGCACTGAAATTCGAGGTCGCAGGGCCGTTTTGGTAAGAGGCCGAGGCCGGTGCGTTTTGGAACGCGGAGGTCGCAGGGCCATTTTGCAGCTCCGCATGGGCAGGTGCGTTTTGCAGCGTTGCATGGTCTGGCGCAGTTTGGTATGCTGCGGCGTCTGGCGCGTCCTGGTAGGTTGCTGCGCCGATTTGCTGCGTATGAGTTGCAGGCGCAGCTCCACCCACCAAGGGCTGAGTTGTGCTGAGGTCCAGCGGCGTACTCATTGTCTGCGTAACGCGGTCCAGCCCCGCTTGCCCTGTGTTGAGCAAACTTTGCTGAATGGTGTTCGAGCTGTCCCGAAGGGCTTGTTGCGCCGGGTCCAGGGTTGTGGTCTGGGTGTAGTCACCGACCTGAGGGTTCATCGGGTCAGCCCCGTCGCGTACAGTGTACGAAATCGTGCCATTTGGGCCGACTTGATTAACCCGGTTCATCGCATTGTTTGCGACTGCAGTTTCTAGATTCGCAGTACCTTGAGCGGTCGCTGCCGCCGCATAGTCAGGTGCTGGGGGTGCGGATGGTTTTCCCATGCCAAGGTTCCTTTTCAGCTAACTTGAGCCATTTACACTGGCTCCGCTCCATTGTATAGAGCAGCAAATCCCCAGAGGGGTGCGCGTTGCTGAGGGTCGCCTCAAGCGAGAATCCGATGTGAAGGTCGAACTGTTGCGCGGGGAGGTTATCCGCGCCGACAAGTCCGATGATCTTCTTTACCCGGAGCTGGTTAAACGCGTAGTCGAACACAATCGCAAGAAAGCTTTTGGTCATCCAACGCTTTCCAGGGACTGCGGCGACGTGCATGTTAACACTTGCCCCATTCCACGAATCAAAAATTACACCTGCAATCAGTTCGCCTTCTTCTAGGAGTCCGAAGCCGACGCCGCGCCCTGGGGTCCAGACAGCCTTCTGCTGTGCCAACACCCAGGTCCCGACATAGTCATCAGCTCCTAAGAGAATCTGTTTCACGGTTATCCTTGAATGGCCCCTGCGACGTAGGCATAGTCGATTGCAGACCATTGAATGGTAGCATCCCTGCTAATGATACGCAAGCGAGGTGCTGCGGCGTAGCCTTCGCCAGAGGTTACTGTAAACCAATCGCGAGTTACGTCAGGCAGGGCACCCCATTCGGCGTCGCCGTAGGTTCCAGTGTTCCAATAACTGAGAGCGATGCCGGAAAAGACCGGGGACTGGTAGTCAGTATCGTCGCGGAAGTCCATGTCAACATCCGCGTTCATGGCGTAGACGCCTTCGACAGTCATGGTGAGCTTGACGAGCTGGATTTGCTTCAGGGAAGAAGCCGGTGCGAGGTACTGTGGCGCACACTTGGCGTAGGCCGTGATGGAGTTCCCGCTGTCTAGCCCACCTTCCCAGCACCTGACGACAGTCGTTCCAACAGTCATGTAGAGCTGGTCTGTTACGAGTTCAAAGGAACTGGCGTTCCAATTGGTGAACTTCGTCCAGGCCTTGGTGTTGATGTTCATGACGTACTGGTGGCTTGTCACAAACTGGGTGATGGGGACGTTTACAACCAAAAGGTTGTCCGTTGGGCACACGGCGATCTGCCAGCCGAACTGCGAGCCGTAGGAGGAGGCCGCAGAGCTGAAAGCCTCATTGATGACGCTACTGACCGTTCCGGAGTCCTTGTCCTGACTCATCACAAGGGCCTTGCTCATGGACCAGAGGCCGGTCGTGGACAAGAACAAAAGGTCCCCGCCGTACTTGGTGAAACAGCGCGCGCCAAGCGGGGACCCGAGGTCATAGACCCCCTGGAGTGCCCAAGTGGTGCTGGAACTCGGGTCGGTGCCTTTGTAGACAGCGAGTTGTCCCTGGCTGGAGGCGAATACAGTATAGTCGTCCAGGCCAACGCCACCGTCAAAGGTCCAATTCGCCATCGCCACCAGGTACCCGCCCTTACTGAAAATGGCCCCCAAGGGGAACACTGATACGGAGCCGGTGATTTGGTCAACTGGCAGGTAGTAGAAGGACATCGACTGCTTTTTAATGAAAAACAGTGCACGCTTGAAGCTATTGATGTAGCTTATGTCGGTCGAGGCAAGGGTGGAAGGGCCTGCGCCGATTGTAAAGGTCGGGACCAGGGTCCAGGTCGAGCCGTTGTAGTAGCGGAGCTGGTCCACGCCGTTCACCACCACCAGAAAGGACCCGCCCGTGGTATTGAAGTTGATGTGGATGCAGCGGCCGTCGGTGAGGGTACTGACAGAGGCCCCAACGGCCCCGGCTGCTGTGACATCGTAGATGCCGCCATCGGTGCAGGCGAAGACCTTGGTGCTGGTCGGCCCGACCCAGGCCATCAAATGCTTGCCAGTCAAGGGGAGGCCAGTAGCATGAACCACGGAGCCTTTCCGCATGTCGACTGTTTTGGCGGTCGGGAAGAGGTTTTCCAGGTAAAGGGCGAACTCGGGCCGCATCCGGGCTTGGGAGTCACGGGTGTTCCAGCCACCAACAGGCGCCGGGAGGTTCCGGGTCCGGGCTTCTGGCCCCTTATTGGAAATTTTAGTCTTTTGAGGACGGCGGATCATAGTGGCCAGCTCCCCGGTGACACCACGATTCCAGGGCGCAAGCTGGTTGAATCCCCGGACAGGCTTGCCGGCTTCGGCGCATTGCTACGTCCGAGTTTGGCAGCCACGAGTCGCTCATAGGCCATGAAATCTTCAGCGTACTCAAACCCCTTGGTCTTCGGCCATGCCCAGGCAAGGTAGGCTTGCGGGAGTTCGTCGCCCAGAATGGAGTAGTCCGAGTCCAGGGTCCAGAACTTTTTCAGAGTGCCACCAGCATCACTCACGAAAAAGGAGCTGAGGTACTCAAACGCGATGGTCTGGCCAGCCGTCGGCGTCGGGATCATCAACAAGCGGTTGTTGCGGATGCGGAACTGGTACAGCGGGCCTGTGAAGTTGAGAGCCTTGCGGGTCTGCCACTCTGCAGGCGTAACGCCGCCCGCCATTGGCAGTCGCATGGTGCGGTTGAACACCGTGTCCAGCATGATTCCTTCGAAACCGCTTGGTGCGATGGTATCGATGGAGCCTTGATCCTCCGTCGCGGTTGTGACAAAGGTCGCCTCAGTGGTGTTTTGCTGAAAGGCCTTCCGCGTGAGCATGTCGCGGTTGAAAGCATTCAAAAGCCCGACGATCTGAGTGATCTGCCGGTCGGCGTTGCTGGCGGCCGTGGCGGGAACAGCAAGCCCCCGCTCTGCGGTAAAGGCCGCAACGAGTTGAATAAGAGTCATTGCGGCCATTTAGGCTCCTTTAGGCAGGTTGAGGTTCGGCTTGTTTGAGGGCCTTCAAGTCCTTCCGGAGCATGTCGACCGCTTCCTTCAGGTTCTTGTTGGTTTCAGCGAGTTCGCGATTTGCGGCTTCGAGCTGCACCACGCGTTCTGCGACCTTGGCGCCCCCGCTACCGGCGGTGTCCAGCCAGGCCTTGGCCTTTTCTTTCAGCGCGCGGCCGCCCATGCCAAGGCGCATGATCAGCTCTTCATTGGCGGCGGCGAGGTCTTCAACCGTCAGGACCTTTTGCTGGATAAGGTTTTCGATCTGAGCAGGGGTCAGCAATGGCCAGTTTTTGACGCTCGTCCCTTCCAGTGGGATACTTTGCCCGGTTTTCCAAGCTTCGTAAGCAGCCCTGTATGCAGTGAGCCAGGCTTGGGGCATCCGCTCCTCGCTGACGCCTTGCTCCAGCACCGCGAACCACTCCGATACCTTGCGCTCAACGCGATCCTTGGATCCGTGGGGAGTGATGAAGGCGTAGTGGACATCGTGCATAATGGCACGGCCCTGGGCGATGGACTCCCCACGAGCTTCCTCGGCCTTGACAGCAAAGGTGACGTAGGGTGGGCGGGCTTCTTGTTGACTCGGTTGCATAAAGGCTCCTCAGTAA